CAGATGTTGAATACTTTCAAAAGAAATTATATCAATCTTTGAATGTGCCAATGTCAAGATTGGATTCAGATAACGGATTCAACATGGGCAGAGCCGCAGAGATTACAAGAGATGAACTAAAGTTTACTAAGTTCGTTCAGAGATTAAGAAAAAGATTTACTCAAGTCTTTAATGATGTACTCAAGACACAACTTGTGTTAAAAGGTATTATCACAATTGAAGATTGGGCAAAAATAAAAGAACACATACAGTATACTTTCTTGAAAGACGGGTACTTTGCAGAACTAAAAAATGCAGAGATGCTCAGAGAAAGATTAAGTCTTGCACAAGAAGTTAGTCCGTATGTGGGTAAATACTATTCTGTTGAGTATGTAAGAAAGAATATCTTACAACAAACAGATGAAGATATACTTGAAATTGACAGGCAGATTGCCGGTGAGATTAAAACTGGAATTATTGCATCACAAGATATGGGTGATGACATGGATTCCGAACTAAATATAGGAGATGAATAATTATGTCAAATGAAAATGTAGTAAATATGGTAGACTCTTTAACAAATGGTGATAATGTTGCCGCTCAGGACGCATTTAAAAGTGCGTTGACTGACAAGATTGGTCAGGCATTAGACGATAAAAGACAAACTGTAGCAAATGATTGGCTAAATGCTGGGGATGATTTTGAGGCGATAGATGCTGGTTCAGAATTATCTGGTACTTCAAGCGTTAGTCCTGATGCTCAAGATGACTTTGATGCTGTTGCGGCTGAAGTTGATTCTGATGTTGATTTTGAGATTGATGACGACCAAGTAGAGGAAGATTAAGTGTTAAACCTGTCGTTTAAGAAGTTTACAAGAGAACTGAATGAGCGCAGGTATGACGGTCCTCAGAGTTCTTCGGAGTTTAAGAAATTATCTCCAAAGATGAAAGCCGCAATCTTAGATATTTACTCTATGGTTAACAAGGCATCTGACCCAATTATATCAAAGATTGATGGTATTATTAAGACAGCATCAAAGAAACACGGTGTTAGTACTTACGATATAGAAGATTATTTTGACAACGAATTAATAAAATAAAGGATAAAAAATGGCTATTGCAACAAGAACACTCAAAGATACAGCTATCGCAACAGGTAGTGGCGCTGCTGGTGGTAAAGTTACTGTTTTAGTAAATATGAACGATAATACTACTGCCGACTCACTTGTCGTTGATGCAAGTGGATTAACAGGACACGCTAACGGTGCAAAATTAGATATTACTAGAATATGGTGGGGACTTGTACAAGGTACTGCTGACGACAACACAGGTTGGGTTTCGCTTTATTTTGAAGGCGATACTGATGTTACAGCAATTAATCTTGTTGGCACAGGACACTATGATGGTACTGCTGGTAAGATTACGAACAGCGTAACAAATACTGGTGCAACTTCGGGAGATATAAAGTTAAGTGCTTTTGGTACTTCTGGTTATGTGTTAATTGAATTAAGAAAAGACTCAGCGTTTACTGCGTAATTTCTCATGGCAATTAGTAATGTAAAGGTAGTGAATACCACTTCCAAGTACATTGTTAAGTCAACAGGTATTGGAAGTGAAACCGACCAAGAATTGGTTGATGCAGAAAAACTTACAGAAGGAACAGATGGTTCAAAAGTAAGTTTAATTGAGTGTTATTATATAATAGAAAGTGTTGGTAGTACAGCAGGAAAATTAACAATAGATGTTGATACACCAGCAACTGAGGGTGGATTTAAAAAAATGACTTTAACTAATTCAGGTAAGTATGGACTACGACCTGAACAATTAAAATTTGGTAACGATAAAATATTTAAACTAACAACTGATTCAAATGTTAGAAATTATTTGTTAGTAACAGAATTTAGGAGAAATTAATGGCTGATGTTGTAACAAGTCAAACTATAGTAGATACAGCAGGTACAAAGACTGTGATGAAATTTACTAATATGAGTGATGGTTCAGGTGAAACGCTTGTAACAAAGATGGACGCTAGTGCGTTGACATTTATGACCGAAGATGGTACAAAGAGTCTTGCGAAAATTTGGTGGGCAATTAACACAACAAATGGTAAGTCTGGTGTAGAATTATTGTGGGCGGGTACTACGAACTCAACAATAGGATTTTTCTCAGGCACAGGTTATCACGATTATTATACGGCAGGTAATGCTATTCCTAATAATGCGACATTAACTGCGAATACATCTCCTGCTGGCGATATTTTAATATCAACAAAAGGTTTTGTTGCAGGCGATAACTACACAATAATATTAGAAGTAAGATAGATGAGTAAGAGAAAACCTAAAGACCGTTCTCGTGAGATACTAGAGAGAATAGTTGGAACGAAGTCGAAGGCAACTTTGGCTGAGGCATTTAAAATGGCATTTGCTGAGAAGTATGATGTCAAAAGAGATGAAATTAAACAAGGTATAGTCGATAAAGTCTATAACAAAGAAAAGGTGGAAGAATGAAACTAATTACAGAAACAATTGAAGATATCGATATCTTAACAGAAGCCAATGCAAAAGGTGGCAAAGATTATAAGATTCGTGGTGTCTTTATGCAAGCGGACATTAAGAACCGCAATGGTCGTGTATATCCAGTAGGCACTTTGCAAACTGAAGTTAACCGATACACAAAAGAATTTATTGATAAGAAAAGAGCTTTCGGAGAACTTGGGCACCCAGACGGACCTACAGTTAATCTAGAAAGAGTTTCTCATATGATAACCAGTCTTAAACCAGAAGGTAAAAACTTCATTGGTGAGGCGAAAATAATGGATACTCCTTACGGCAAAATCGTCAAAAACTTAATTGACGAAGGCGCTCAGTTGGGTGTATCATCAAGAGGTATGGGTTCTATATCTAACGGCACAGTTGGTAAAGACTTTTATCTCGCAACAGCAGCTGACATAGTTGCAGACCCATCGGCGCCTGACGCTTTTGTAGAAGGCATTATGGAAGGCAAAGAATGGGTATGGGACAACGGCGTACTGAAAAGTAAAACTGTTGAAGCATATAAACACGAAATAGAAAAAGCAAGATTACAAGAATTAACGGAAGTTAAATCAAGAATTTTTGCTGACTTTATCTCAAAATTATAAAAAAGTTACGCAAACTAACACAAATGCGTAAGGATTGAGATGTTAGTTTGTATAAATATTTGTAATTAATAAAATTAATTAATTTTTTAATAAAGGAGACCGAATGTCTGAAACCGAAATTAAAGAAGAAGAAGTCTTAGCAGAAGCGCCTAATGTAGTTACTAAGGACGCAGAAAAAGCTGAGCCTACTCACCTTGAAAATGACGCTGAAGATTTGGGTGCGCCAGTAGTTAAACCTACTGACAGTAACCCTGACTCAACGAAAAAGGTATCAAAAGTATCTGACCAAGTAAATAAAGATGCTAAAGATGGTTCTTTAGAGAAGGACAATAAACCAACTACAGCTTCTGAAGAAGTAGAAATTGACTTAACTGATGATGTTAAAGCATTAGTTTCAGCTGACGCTGATTTATCTGAGGACTTTAAAGATAAAGCTGCGACAATTTTTGAAACTGCTGTTAAGACTAGAATCAAAGAACAGTCAGCAATACTTGAAGCACAGTTTGAAGAAAAACTTGCATCTGAAACTGAAACAGTAAAAGAAGCTATGGTCGAGAAAGTCGATTCATATCTTAACTATGTTGTTGAAGAATGGATGAAAGAGAACGAATTAGCAGTTGAAAGAGGTATTCGTACTGAAATCGCTGAAGATTTTATTACTGGACTTAAAGGACTTTTCAAAGAACACTATATTGATGTTCCTGAAGAAAAATACAATGTACTAGACGATTTAACAGGTCAAGTCAAAGATTTAGAAAGCAAACTAAACGAACAGATTGAGAAAAATGTCAATCTTTCTAAAGATGTTTCTGAGTCTAAAAGAGAAAGCTTAGTTATTTCTGTATCTGAAGATTTAGCAGACACAGAGAAAGAGAAGTTTGCTTCTATGGCTGAAAATGTTGAGTACGATAGTGCTGAGAAGTTCCAAGAGAAATTAGAAACTATTAAAGAATCTTATTTCCCTAAAACGAAAATAGAAGAAGCGACATCTAATGATGAAGTTGATTCTGTGGCGGCGAATTTACCAGTTGATAATGGTACATCCGATGCTATGGCTGCATATACGGCCGCTATTTCAAAAGACCTTACTTCGTTTAAGTAAGGGTGATTAACAATTAAAAATAAATAACAAGGAGAGATAAATGTATCTTACTGAAAATTTACAAGAAAAATGGCAGCCAGTATTAGAGCATCCAGATTTACCAAAAATCGGTGATAGCTATAAGCGTGCTGTAACAACTGTTATTCTTGAGAACCAAGAAAAAGCAGTTAGAGAAGATGCTGCCTTCATGACTGAAGCTGCACCTACAAACTCTGTTGCTGGTGGTGGTGTTAATAATTGGGACCCTGTTCTAATTTCACTAGTACGCCGTGCAATGCCTAACCTAATCGCATATGATATTTGTGGTGTTCAACCAATGACAGGACCTACTGGTCTTATCTTTGCAATGAAATCAAAGTATATCTCGCAAGACGGTCCTGAGGCATTATTTAACGAAGCTGACACAGAGTTTTCATCTGATAACGCTACTACAGACAACGCTGGTGCTTCTGGCGATGCTCAAGCAGGAACTAATCCTGGTACTTTGAATGATTCTAGTGCTGTATATACTACAAGTTCTGGAATGACAACTGCTGCTGCAGAAGCTCTAGGCGATGCTTCTAC